GCCTTATGGTCACGTCGCATAATATATCTTACCAATATATTCTAACCCCCTCCCACCACCATATGAAGTAGTCTCCAGCCTCGAATAATTCGAGGCACACAAGAGCGCAATGCTCTTAAAGGAGGCTACGTCATGACTGAACGCTTCGCCCGGGCCAATCTACTGGTCCCTTCTAATCCCGATTCGTGCAACTACATCGTGACCGTCAAAGTCGGTAATGGCGACTATCACGAACTCGGTGCCATTGATCCCTATCATGCAGAGACCAAACTGCATGAGTTCGCTCGTAACAATCGCCTGATCATTACTGAACACGCCGGATTTTCCAAAGAGAGCCGCGCTGTAAGAAGCAATTTCGGTGATGATACTGATCAGGCAGTCTCCTCGATTGCGCCCTCCCGTTTTTCTTCCAGCATACACAGGAGGGCCGTTGCATGATTCAAGATGAAATCCCCGCAATAACTATCGGACTCGCCGCACTTTTTGATTTTTGTTGTCTGGTTGTTGCGCGGTCATTAATCGCGTTCGCAATAATATTTGGAGGAGTGGTCGGATTTTCCGCCGCCACGAAAGCCGTCAAATATGTACGCGAACGGACCACACAAAACGACACCATTAAGCCGGCTGGTAATTCCGAAAACAAAAACCATAACGGATGATCCGGAAGTCAAGGTGGAGGCACTATGTCGCATATATCCAAAACGATTCCCGGTCTTTATATTTTTAACAGGGGCGATCTTCCAAAACGAATCCAAATGCCGTTCCATGGCAGACCTGCCGACGAAGTCTTCACCTGGTCTGAGGACAAGCGCTGTTATGTCTCCGATAAAGACAATGAATTTTTCTTTCAGCCGTGGTTTATTGCTCAAATGATTTGGGAGTATGAACATCCTTGTGCCAGTCAAGGCGTTAAACAATTAACTTTTATATGACATGAACGAATCATTGATCCTTGCAGATAAACAGCTCCAGCTCTTCGACTCCTCCCAGATGGATTCTGCCTTCTTTGCCGCTGAGGAATCCAAACGTCCACCATCGTTCACCGGCGCGCGTCTTTTGAAATTTCGTCCCGATAGTTACAAACACATTGTGGACATGAGCGCTGAGGGTATAAGCGCCGCGGACATAGCAAAGATCGAAGAGGTCAGTGAAAGTACGGTCTATGCGGTGCGTAGAAGGAACCGCCAACAGATTGAAGTGATTAAACTCCAACTGGCAGGATTATCATTCGAGGCCGCGCAGGCTTGTGTCGAAGGCATAGCAGATATGAGGATAAACGACCCGGAAAGATGGAGAAAAATGTCCGCGAAAGATAAGGCCATTTCGTTCGGCATTATGGTGGACAAGGGACTACTCCTGTCCGGATCACCGACGGCCAGGCTTCAAATCATGTCGAGCGATCCTCCAGATTACGACGAATTCCTGAGCGATCTTCAGGAGCGATTCGAGGGGCAAAAAAAGACGTTTTCAATCGGTTTGGGGGAAGGAAAAGAAAGGCAAAGGGCGGTCGGGCCGGCCGGCGCTGCGGGCCAGGGCGATGTGATTGAAGGGGAACTGGTGCCGGCGGAAGAGGAAATAGGGCCATGTAAGGACGTGGGCCCAGGTGTGATCGTGGATCCTGGTGAGGTTAGGGACATAGATTCAGAGTGGAATCATGGAAAACGAGCTGAGCAGGCGCCGGAAGGGAGCGTAGGGCAGACGCCCCACCGGCAAGACGATATGCCTGTAAACATTGATCGGAATGAGGGTGCCCAAAAGGCGACATGTTCAGTAACTTCGAGCGACTTGGAGAACTGCGAGGCAAGTGCATGAATGACAACAAGTTGCAACTCAAAGCAGGAAACGCGATTAGGCCACCTAAGCTTTGTTATGCGACGTGATACAGGGCAATTGTCGAGGTGCCTGGAGACAGCGATGGACATGGCGGCACAGATTCTACTCATGCGTAAGACGGGCGCCGCGATGTGGATCCAAACGTGGTAAAGCGCGATCAGACAGGCGGGGGGGGGTGTCGGCAGCGCGGCGGGCCCCCTGGAGTATCAATCCATTAACGCCGTACGAAATTTTATTCAAAGGAGGGGGATACAACATGAAATTCAACTTCTTCAAGCCATTCAGGAGTCCCTTCTGGACGAGATTTGCTAAAAAAAACGCGGTCGGCGCCTCTGTTACCGGCCGCCAAGAGGCCAAGTCGAGCGCGGGAACGTCGAAGGCCAGCCGGGAGCAGAAGAGGCAGAAAAAAGCGCGGCGGATCACAAGGAGGAACACATGACGACGGATGATGTTGAGCGGGAGTTGGAACTGCCGGAGGAACGGACACAGACATGTTTATTCAACGTGCCCGAGGAGGACGTGGCGGGACTGTTGGGGTTAAGTTTGAAGGATATTGTTTCGCTCCGAACGCAATGTCTAATTTCCGAAGTGGATTTTGTGACCATATCCGGCCGTCTCTATTATGCGGAAGACGGGATTCGGAAGATGTGCGACAAAATCATCGAAAAAAACAAACGCGCAGGGGTCACGCCCGACGATCTGGCCCCCAAGAAGGTACAAGTAAGGGGCAAGGCGACGGACGCGGCCACGGTCATCCTGGATGCCGAGGTGATCGAGATTTACCACACGAACACAAAACACATGAAGGCGTTGCTGGGAGGAAGAGAAATCACGGTGCGTGTGAATTCTAACGCCAATTTTATCGCCCAAAGCACGGATAAAAAAGGAAATATCATGCAACATGGGACGATCATACCGTCGAGAGAATTGGCTATGAAAAGTCAGGATTTATTTGATTTTGTCGGGCGGTGTCCAAGGGCGAGGGGGAGATGGTAAGGAAGACTGAAGGCTGTAGGAAGATAAAACAAACGGAAGGAATGATGAAATGAAACGAGGAACACCGGATCATCCGAAGGTGTTGATGTTGGCAAACAGGTTGAAGATACCCCGGTACGCGGCGGTTGGATTATTGGAATGTCTATGGCATTTCACGGCCAGGTATGCGGCCCAGGGAGACGTTGGAAGATTTGAAAATGACATCATTGCGTCGGCCCTGGACTGGAAAAAAAAGCCGGACGACCTGATTTCTGCGCTGATTGCTGAAAAATGGCTGGATGTTCACGAAAAATACCGGCTGGTAGTTCACCATTGGTCAGACCATTCAGACGACACAGCCAACACCTACCTATTGCGATCCAACCTTCCGTACTGTGACGGTAAACAGGCCCGACAACGGTACAAGAAGGACAAAAAAGAGGATGAATGTCCCAGCACAGACGGAAAATGTCCCGAGCCAGCCGGGACAATTCCCGACGGAGCAGGGAAAAGTCCCAGTCCAGCCGGGAAATGTGCAGACACTCAGAACCATAACCAGAACCATAACCAGAACCACACTCACAACCAGGAGCCCGGGACGGGTGGGGGTGATGTTTTGAATCCGGATGAAGCCCATAAGATTCTGAAGGAACGGCCGGAATTGAGTCTATTGACATGGGAACAGGATATGACGGCGCGGAAGGACGTTAAGGGCATGGAGATGTACGGCGGGGCGAAGTTGAATTTTGTGGAGGCGGCTAAGTGGATTACGCGTGAGGCGGTGATTGCTGGTCCGCGAGACGTACCTGGTTACTGGTTGCGGAAACAATATCAGACTTATTTCACAAAAAAAAGCGCGACGGTATCGGATCCAAGTACGCGGGTTTTCGTAAGTGAACGGCCCAAGGATGCGCCACGCATAGCGGACATAGTGAAGGAGAAATAATCATGGGGGAAATTATGGATAAGACACTCAACGCTACGGATAGGGCGATATATAGCGACGAGGCGGAATATGCGGCTATAGGCGGGATGCTCTTAGACGCCTACAAGGTGGCGGAATTTGCGAGCAACTCGCTGAAGTTGAAGCCGGAAGCGTTTTACAACAAAAAACACCAGATCATATTCGCGGCGATCATGGGGATGTTGGCGGATGGCCGTCCGGTGGACGTGTTGACGGTGAGTGACAGATTAGAAGCAGATGGAACCCTCGAACAGGTGGGCGGCACGCATTACCTGAACCAGTTGCTTGACGCGATCCCGACACCAGCGCATGCGGAATACTATTTGGACATGGTGCGGCAGAAATACATTTTGAGGCGCGTAGTCGAAGAGAGCGAAGGATTAAAGAGCGCGGCGCTGACCACCGACCGTGGGGATGAATTACTCCAGACCGTGCCGGGCCGGTTTGCGGAAATCATAGAATTTGTGACGCGGAAAAAGACATTGAAATTGATTATTGCGGGATTGATTGAGAAGTGGAAAAAAGCGCACGAACAAAAACGCGGATTCACCGGATTGCCTACGCCCTGGGACAGCCTGAACGAAATCACATGCGGATTACAACCCGGGATATACATGATTGCGGCGCGTCCGAGCCAGGGCAAGACGACGGTAGAGGACCAGATCACGGACTTCCTGGCCAACCAGGGGATCCCGGTGGCGCGGGTGACACTGGACATGACCGTGGAAAGGTTGTTGGCGCGGACCACGGCGCGGCGGGCGGGGGTGAGTTTACCAAAGTTGAATGCCGGGTATGCGGGTGACAACCAGATAGCGAAGGTGACGGAAGCCGGGGAGTTGATCAGCGACTACCCCATGTATATCACGGACGAATTATTTGACGTAAATGCAATCTGCACGTGGGTACGGGCGATGAAGATCAAACACGACATCAAGTTATTCACGCTGGATTATGTGCAACAGGTAGAGGTTGTAGGCCGGGCCGGACAATACATGAATGAAAACCAAGTGCTGACACAAGTAAGCCGGAAGTTTAAGCGCCTGGCACTTGAGTTGAAGATACCGATCATCCTGCTTTCGCAGTTGAATCGGGGAAGCGATCAGGAAGACCGAATTCCGACGTTAAGCGACCTACGCGGATCAGGGAGTCTGGAACAGGACGCGAACATGGTGATTTTGTTGTATCACGACAAGAAGGAACAGGACCAGCACGGTAAACGGCCACAATGGATGGACATAGCGAAGAACCAAGACGGACCGACCATGCCGTTACCATTCTGGTTTTGGGCCAACTACTTCCGGTTTGACGAGGCACCGGTAGAGAACGGCGTTGCGAGTTGGATTATGACGGCGGCAGAAGAAAACAAATTAAATGAAGACGGCCAATAAAATATGGGTGGTAGAGGCGCATGACCTTGGGGCGTTACAGGTACGGGCGGCTGGGGATGCGTTGATACTTAATAAAAAAAGGTGGTTAGCGGGAGAGAAGGCGGACCGGTTGTTGCTGGGCATGGGCGAGACGATAGACGAAGCGCTGGAGGTGGAACGGGAATTGAAGAAATGCAGGAGGGAGAAGGAGCAAAACCATGAGAAAAGTATTCTTTAATCCTACCGGCTGCAAGTGCATTTTGAAATTACAAGCCGAGGAGGACTTGGCAAACAATCGCTGTATTCGGTGTCAGGCGGTAACAAAAGAAAAGGAGTTGGCGGACAGGAAAGAGAAAGAGGAATGTGAGGAGGTGAAAATTGACGAAACAAGAACCTAAAATTGAACTGGTGTATGTGGGACTTCATCCGGGTGAGGAGGAAATGACGGCGGATGAAGTGGAAGAGGAGGAACAGGTCTGGTCTGCCGAACGACAGAAAGCAGCTTGGAAAAAGAGGGCGGAGGAAGAGGAAGACAAACTCCCGGTAAACATTGGGGCAAACGATGATGAGCGGTTTAGTGTTGCGCCGGCGGTTTTATTTCAGATTTGGCGCATGAAAGCACATGGGTTGCCGAAGATAGAAGTGCCGCGAAGTTTAACTGCAAAACAATTTTTGGACATACAAACGATGGGCGCCGGGGACTGAGGAGCGCAAGGCGCGACGACAGACGACGGCCAGGAGAAAGAGGGGAAATGAGGGAGAAATTACCGGATACGCGGAGGAGTATCACGCACAAGGCGGTGATTCTATCGGAGAAGGACGGGAAATTAGACAGGGTGAAGTTTTATTTTACGATAGGGTTTTATCCGGATGGCCGGCCGGGCGAGTTATTCATGCACATGGACGAAGCGGGGTCCACGCTGGATGGGATGGCGGATTCGTTTGGGATCATGGTTAGCTTCAGTTTGCAGAATGGAGTTACCTGGTCGAAACTGGTGGAGAAACTGGCTTACCAGCAGTTTAACCCCCAGGGCATGACGGAGAATCCGAAATTACGGTTTGTGAAGAGCGTGGTGGATTATGTGATGCGGTGGGGGGAGTTGGAATTTGGCGGAAATGCAGAATGCAGAGTGAGGGAGGACGCCGGACCGGCAATCGCCGGCGGAGGCCAGACGCCGGATGCCGAACCGGAGAAGACATGAATAATTCTTTACCGAAACGGATCAAAGAAAGGGACACGGAAGGGTGGGTGGCGCTGGGGTATGCGATCATCGAACAGGCGGTGGAGGACTACAAGGAATTATGCAAGGCGGGAATGATAGGCGACGGGCAATGCGTAGAAAAATGGCCGATGCGAAAATCCGGGGTGCCGAAATTATTTATCGAAGAATATAACTCAAGAGCCAAGACCTTATTACTTTTGCATTGGTTAAAATACGGCGGCCTGAAAAACCTTTTGGAGTTACTGGACAGCAAGATGGAGGAGGGCGCGATTTTGCACAGATTAGGGATGGCGGGGAGGCATTAACAAATAATTGGGCAACTAATTTTGCATCCGACGGCGGAGATATTCCAGCGGGGAATACGGGTGTGTTGCCCGGTATGCAAGGAGGAGATTTTGCCGGGAATGGCGGTGGAGCAGTTGGACGCAGGCGATAGATGGTTTTGGGTGCATGAGGAATGTTTTGAGGATGAAACACCAAGGGAGGCGATATGAAGACAGTAATTGACAAGGTGAAGGCGTCGAAGATGAAGTGCAAACGGAATCGGGATGCGTGGAAGACGAAGGCGCTGGAGGCCGTGCGGGAATTAAGTTGTTGGAAGATGGAGATGGCAGCGCGGGACCGTCTCATCGAGGATCGCTGGAATGGGTTGAGGAAACAATACCTGGAGAGGATTGAAAGGCTGGAACGTGTAAGCCTGATGTTGGGTAGCAGGATTTTACGAGCGAGTCAGGTGTTGACGCAGAAGTAATCGGACATATCGGACGGATCGGACGGATTTGCGTTGATAAAGCGGAAGGAAAAAAAAGCATGAAGGGCATAGAAGGACATGCGCGGGTACCGCCGCCGGGGTGGGAGGACGTACAGGCGGAAGCGGCCGTATCGGGGACGATGCCGAAAGTGGCCCTGGACAAACTCCTGCGGATGCGGGCGACTTCCCTGGACCTGGAGGACCGGGATCCGCTTCGGCACGGGTATGAGCCGCCGATCTGGCATGTGTGCGATGCGTTGTTGGGGTTGCCGTATTGCTATGACCGGGGATTTCTCAAGAAATGCCGCAAGGCATTTCTTGAGGACGCCGGACGACAGACGCCAGACGCCGGACCGGAGAAGACGGATCGGGAAGTGTGGGACATGTTTGGCGAGAGGATGAGGAAGCACCTGGGGTATGAACGGCCGGTGAAAATGCTATTGATCATGGGCGGGAACCGGGCGGCGAAGAGCGAATACGCGGCGAAGCGGTGCATGATGATGGTGGCTGAAAAAGAAAACGCGCGGATTTATGCCATGCACATGAGCGATCCGCGAAGCGTGCGGGATCAACAGCCGCTCTTCTGGAAATACATGCCGCCGGAATGGCAAATCCAGACAGCCGGTTTGACGGCCTACATCAAGTACAAGAAGAAAACGGGGTTTTCGGAGAATTCGTTTATCACGCCAAACGGTAGCGAGGCGGCATTCCTGAACTACATGCAGAACAAGGACACGGCCTTGCAGGGCATGGAGGCGGACCTGGTGGCGCCGGACGAACTGATTCCGGCGGATTGGGTGGAGGACCTGATGTTGCGATTGGCGACCAGGGCCGGCAAGGGGATATTGACATTCACGCCGATCAACGGATACACGCCGACAGTCAAGATATTCTGCGACGGCGCGGCGGTGGTAAAGAGTATCCCAGCATACTTGTGTCCGCGTGATGGCGGGGAACCGGACGAGGCGCGGGCGTTACACCTGGAACAGGGGCAATACGCGGAACTGTGGAAGGCGGTAGATGAGCATAGGGCGGCGATGGCGGCGCAATCCAAACCGGAAGATGTGCTTGCCTGGCTAACGCCAGGCGAACACGACGACGGACGACGGACGCCA